GGATTCGGGCGCCGTCACGATGGCGTGAAGAACGCCTTCAAGGTCGCCGTCCTCACAGGCGGCGCAGACTTCCAGCAACTCGGCGCAAAGGTCTCCGACTTGCAGCTCGTGGAGACGATGCACTACAGCGTGGAATCCATCGCGCGGCTCTACGGCATCCCACTCCATATGCTTCAGGTCCCAGGCGGCAACACCTCCTACGCTTCGGTTGAACTGATCGGCATTGAGTGGCTGCGTCTCGGACTCGGCCCACTCATCGCTCGACTTGAGGCTGGCTTCCAGCGACTCGTGCCGGGCAGCCAGCAGACCTTCCTGAAGTTCACGCTGGACGGCTTGCTCCGCGCGACGACGCAGGAGCGATACAACTCCTACAGCACAGCGCTAAACAACGGCTTCCTGAGCCTGAACGAAGTGCGCTCACTGGAAGACCGTTCCCCAATCGGACCAGCGGGTGACGAATACTGGAAGCCGCTCAACATCGGCGTCGTTGGTCAGGAGCCGCAGGCGTGAGTTACATCATCACCGACATTGACGGCACGCTGACGACAACCGGCGACACGCCAAACCAGCCCTACATCGACTGGCTGAACGAGCAGGTGATGAGCGGCGAAGAGCAGGTCATCGTTGTAAGCGCACGCAGCATTGACCGACTGCAAGAGACCCGCGCCTGGCTTCAGGAGAACAAGGTGGCGGGTGTTGAGGCCGTACACCTGAACGACTTTGAGGGAACGCCGTTCGCCACTGGGCTGGCGTTCAAGGAATACAAATACAAACTGCTCATTGAGGAGTTCGGCGCCGACAATATTGAGATGGTCGTAGACAACGACGCCGATGTGCGCGCGATGGCGCGTGAACTCGGTCTTGAGGCAGTCACGCCACAGGAGGCAATAGCGTCAGGGATGGATACGACGGAGGAGCAGAACTCCATCAGAGCGCAGGTTGATGTTCCTGCCTACATCCAGAGCGCAGCCGACAAGGGACTTGGCTACTACGCTGAGGGACTCGGCGGCGACGGACTGGTCGAGCAGACAATCAGCGACGCACGCGACCTTGCTGGCGGCAGCGTCAGCGATGAGAAGGCGCGCAGGATGATTGCGTGGATCGCGCGCCACCGGGTGGACTGGGAAGGCGTACCGCAGAACAGCGACGAATCCAACGACAACTTCCCCGGACCTGGCGCTGTTGCCGCCTACCTCTGGGGCGTGAATCCCACACAATCAGATGGCGCAGACCGCGTTGTACGATGGGCAGAAGGCATCGTTGCCGCGCTTGAAGACAGGGAGATCATTGACTTGAAGGAACTTGAGACTCGCGCACTTCCAATGGGCGACTTCACCGTCACCGAGGGTGAAGATGGTCAGAAGACCTTTACCGGCTACGCCGCGCTCTTCAACACACCGTCCGATGGGATGCAGTTCACCGAGATCATCGCGCCGAACGCCTTTACCCGAACGCTGAAGCGCGTTGCCGACGGCAAGAAGATGATCTCGTTCCTGTTCGGTCACGATGAGACACGCGCACTTGCCACGACTGCAAGCGGCCGCCTGACACTGACTGAAGACGCACGCGGCTTGAAGGTTGAGGCGAAGTTGGACCCAGCCGATCCAGATGCCGCCAGCGTCATCAGTAAGCTGACGCACGAGGCTCGCTCGATGGGGATGTCCTTCGGGTTCTCCATCCCAAAGAACGGCGATGTCTGGGAAGAGGCTGTTCGCACGCTGAACGAGATCAACTTGTTTGAGGTGAGCGTTCTGTCCGCCGGGCAGACCCCTGCTTACCCATCGACGATTGGTCTCACGGCTGTTCGCAAACTGTCCGCTGAAAAGATCGGCGTAGACGGCGACCGCCTAATGAATACGCTTGAAGCCATCAAGGGAGCACAACCGCTCACAGAAGATGACCTCAAGGTGATGGATCAGGTGCGCGAGAGGCTCGCGCCAAAGCCAGTCGGAGTTGATCCGAGTGTTGCGATGGCGCTGTTGCAGACCAAGCGCCTGATGGATCAGGAACTCTAAAGCCACGAGACCCCGCCCCGCTGCCCGATGTAGGCAAGCCCGCGATCAGGTCCTCCCGCTTGGTGAGTCGCAATATCAAGACAAGGAAATAGAAGGCGTCCAAATGACGCAAAGGAGTTAGAAATGGCATACGACAATCTTGCCGACAAGCGCGCGAACCTGCTCACGCAGGCTCAGGCGATTGTCACGGACCTTGCCGAGAAGGGTGGGGTTCTAGAGGGCGACGCGAAGCAGCAGTTTGACGGTCTCGTTGCAGAGGCTGGCACAATCGCTGAGGCGATCCGCTCGGAGAAGGCCGCAACAGAGGCTCGTTCACAGGCTGACGCAGCTCGTGCAGAGTTCGCTGCGGTAATCGCTCCTAAGGCTGACCGCGATGACAACGCAGAACTCCGAGAACTTGCCCGCACCGGCGGCGTCAAGGTCTTCGAGCGCCGCGATGTTTCTCGTGCATCAGGACTTGGGAACCCGATCGACATCTTCAACCGCGTAAATGTGGTTGCTGGTCAGATCAACCCATACCTGAACCCAGATGTGGTTTCGGTTTACAACGTGAGCACAGGCAACAACCTTCAGTTCCCACGAGTCACGGCTCTTGGAACCGCAGGGTCGTTCGCTGAAGCCGCGCAGATCACCGAGTCGGACGGCACGCTGTCCGCGCTCTCACTGACCCCAGTCAAGTACGGCATCATCCTTCAGGTCACCAAGGAGCTCGTCAATGACGCAGCCTTCGACCTGTCCGCGATGATCGCTGACAAGATGGGTGCAGAAGTTGCAGTCAAGCACGGCGCCGTTGCAGGCACCGCGATTTGCGCCGCAGCAGGGACCGCTGGTACCGCTGGTACCTTCATCCCAACTTACGCTGAACTGGTATCGCTCCAGTACTCAGTGAAGCAGCAGTATCGAAATGCTCCGAAGGCTGGCTTCCTCACGAACGATACGAACCTCGGGACGATCCTCGGGATCACATCGTCGTCAGTGCCAATCTTCCAGCCAGGTGGTCAGGGTGGCGTTGATCGTCTCCTCGGCAAGCCTGTCTACACGAGCGGCGGCATCGCTTCATTCGCAACTGGCGTGAAGGGCATCCTCTTCGGAGACCTCGCGTCCATTGCGACTGTGGTCGTCGGCGGCCTCTCGATCAGCGCCAGCGAAGAGTTCGCGTGGGACACCGACTTGGTTTCCTACAAGTGCACGATTCGTGGTGCAACTGATCTCGTCCAGGCGGATGCGGTCAAGTTCCTCAAGTCTGTCTAATCCTTAGGGACTAGTACTTGAACAGCAGGGGGTCGGGCTTCGGCTCGGCCCCCTGTTTAGTTGGGAGGCATATGAACTTGCTCAAGTTATTGAAGCAACTGGCACGCCGCAGGGGTGCCGCTAGAATCGCCGCAGAGTATCCTCAGAGCCACGGAGAGCGCGCCGTCATCGTTCGGTGGGGCAATACAGCCACCCTGAAGCGTGAGCCGCTCCTGAGGCGTGAACGAAAGGAAGACGAGTGAGCCTGAACGGATCGGTTGTCACGGTGGGAACCTCAGCTACGGCGATTGCCACAGGCAAGGTCGGAGCCTCCTATGTCTATCTTCACGCTCCAACCGGCGGCAACACCATCTTCCTCGGCCCATCAACCGTCACCACTGCCAACGGCTTTGAGCTGCACAAGGGTGAGGCAGTATCCTTCTGGCTTGCCGAGACTGATGTTCTATACGGTATCGTTGCGACAAGCACCCAAGCACTTATGGTTATGCAATCAGGAGGTCGCTAAATGTCCTACGCCACACTCGCGCAGTTCAAGAGCGCAATCGGCATCACCGACTCCGTTGATGACACGGTGTTGCAGTCCGTCCTTGATGCGACCGACGCGCTGATCGACCTCTACTGCGACCGTAAGACTGGCTTCGGCACAGCCACTGAGACGCGCTACTACACGGCTGAGGAATATGAGTATGTGCTGACCGATGACCTCGTGAGCATCACGACCCTCAAGACCGATGACCTCGGACTCGGTACGCACACAACGGTCTGGACCAGCGGCACCGACTACAACCTTGCACCAGGCAACGCCGCACTTGACGGCTTCCCATACACGCAGATCGATGTGAGCGTGACCTATCCAAAGAACTTCCCAAAGAGCGTCTATCGGGGTGTGCAGGTTGTGGGAGTCTTCGGCTTCCCAGCCGTGCCGCAGGCAGTCATTCAAGCTGCGCTGATTCAGGCTGGTGCTGTGTTCAGCAGCCGGACAAGTCCCTTCGGCGTGATCGGATCGGCTGACCTCGGTGGAATCCTGCGCCAGAACCGCGCACTGCACCCAGAGTCGCAAGTGCTGCTTGAAGCATTCCGCAAGCGATCTGGTCTGGTGCGCTAATGCCGAACCTGAACACCTACAACCTTGAGATCAACCAGGGCGCAACGCTGGCGCTGGTCGCCACTTGGCGCGACTCTGGCGGCACGGCAATCAACCTGACTGGCTACACGGCTCGCCTGAATGTGCGCGAGACCTACGCATCGACCAGCGCCGTCCTGACCCTGACCACAGAGAACTCTGGCATTGTGCTTGGCGGCGCAGCTGGAACCATCACACTCGCCGCAACTGCGACTGTCACGGCCGCACTGACCGCGCCGTTCAGCGGCGTGTACGACCTTGAACTTGTGAGCGGTGGTGGCGTGGTCACGAGACTGTTGGAGGGTTCGGCAACTATCTCGCCTGAGGTGACTCGGTGAGTGTCAGCGTCTCCGTCACGAAGCAGACCGTCACGATTGACGACGGCAGAGATGTCGTCACCGTCAGTCCAGTCACACAGACTGTCTCCGTTGCATCAACTGGTCCTCAGGGCGCAACTGGTCCAACCGTTGTCTCCGTCGCCGTAGGGACCACAACCACAGGCGCACCTGGTGGGACTGCATCCGTCACCAACTCTGGCTCCTCAACCGCAGGAACTTTCAACTTTACGATTCCTCAAGGACCGCAAGGAGCAACAGGTGCGGCTGGTGCCGCAGGTGCGACAGGCGCCACCGGAGCAACTGGAGCCACAGGCGCAACTGGAACGGCAGCCACGATCTCGGTTGGCACGACCACCTCAGGTCCGACCCCAACCGTCACGAATGTAGGAACTTCATCAGCGGCTATCTTTGACTTCGTACTTGCAAAAGGTGACAAGGGCGACACTGGGAACACAGGAGCGACTGGCGCTACAGGCTCCACAGGAGCAGCGGGAAGTGCAGCCACGATTGCCGTCGGCTCGACCACAACGCTCGCCGCAGGATCAGCAGCCACCGTCGTCAATGTCGGCAGTTCTGCCGCTGGAACATTCAACTTTGGTATTCCTCAGGGCGTCGCTGGTACGGCTGGCGCTGCTGGTGCAGCTGCAACCATCGCCGTAGGCACGACGACCACCTTGCCTGCTGGCTCTGCCGCAACGGTTGCGAACACAGGCTCATCATCCGCAGCCGTCTTCGCCTTCGGAATCCCTCAAGGCGTGGCTGGCTCTGCTGGAGCCACAGGCGCCACCGGCGCCACAGGAGCGACTGGTGCGACAGGTGCGACTGGTGCTGGCGTTGTGGTTGGTGGGACGGCGGGGCAGGTCCTCGCCAAGATTGACAGCACGGATTACAACACGCAGTGGGTCACGCCATCTGGAGGCGGCGGCGGCGTTACAAGCGTCACTGGTACCGCGCCGATTGTCTCTAGCGGCGGAACTACGCCAGCCATCAGCATCACGGCCGCATCGACTTCAGCATCAGGCGCGGTGCAGCTCACCGATTCCACATCAACGACGAGCAGCATCCTTGCTGCCACTGCGACCGCCGTAAAAGCTGCAAAGGATGCGGCAGATGGCAAGGTTGCAACGGTCAGCGGCACTTCGCCGATTACCACAAGCGGAACGACTGCGATCACGGTTGCCGTCAATGCCGGCACAACTTCAGCGGCTGGCGTGTTGCAGTTGACCGACTCAGTCACCAGCACCAGCACGACGACGGCAGCAACGCCAAAGAATGTCAAGACGACCTATGACATTGCAACCGCAGGGTGGGAGGCGTACAACTTTGGTACCGCTGGCGTTATTGCCACAGTCCCGCGCTTTATGCTCACCACCACCCTTGCTCCTTCAAGCGGAACAATCATTCACAGCAGAATCATTCCGCACCGAGACTTCACCGTAACCAACATCGCTTTTGCGGGTACGAACGCGGCAACTACGCCAACACTTATACGCTTCGGCATCTATACGCGCAGTGGCACAACCTTCACGCTTGTGGCTCGGACCGCATCAGACACGACAATCTTCAACGCAACCAACACGAAGTTCACTCGTGCGCTAGACACGACAGGCGGATACCCTGCTACTTACACAATGACGGCAGGCACTGAGTATTGGATTTCAGTGATCCAAGTTGCGTCTACGGCTGCGACGCTTCTGCTGGCAACCAGCAGAACTGCTAGCGTGGCGAACGCCGCAACAGGAGCCGCGGTCTACAACGACCAAAGCAAAGCAGATCTTGTGGCATCATCCACAGGAGTTGTAAGCACCACCTTCGGCGGTTTGTATGCGGAGGTCTCCTAATGGCAGTCATTATTGAACCAGCCTACCTAGACGAGCAGACTGGTATGCTCACCGAGATCGTCCGAGACGCGGAGACTGGCGAGATTATCGGCAAGAACGAGCGATACCCTGAGCCAGAGCCGGAGGCAGAGTGAACGACGCAACCGTCATCGCGGCGCTCGCCAAGCATCTCCGCGAGGCGAACCCACCGAGCGGCTACACGCTGCGACAAGTCCACACCTTCCCGCCAGACAATCTCGCCGTCGTTCCAGCCTGCGTGCTGATCCCTGGCGATGATTCGATCAGCTACGGCGCGAGCAACCGACAGGTCGTGCTGACCATCAACGCCACCGTCTACATCCAGCCACAGGCTGACCTCGGCCGCAAGTACGCGGACTTGATGGCGTGGCGCACCTGGCTGCGAGACAGCCTCATTGACGCCGTGACACTCAATGGAGCGGACACCGTGGCGCAGGCGAGCGTGACTTCAACGGCAATCGGCACCGACACTTGGGCTGATCAGGACTACCTGACCATTAGTGCCACAGTAGAGGTGGCAGTCGTAGAAGCAATCAACACTTCAGCGTAGAATCAACCCCACGCCGCACTGCGGCAGAAGATAAGGAGAAATAAATGCCAGCCGCTTCAGCAGGAAACCAGATGTTTTCTAAATTGGTGGCCTTCAAGGAGACGACTCCAGGCACCATCCCAACGCTGACCTCGGGTGGTCGCAAACTGCTTGTCTCCCCAACTGGCGTGCTGTCCGATGGCGTGACCATCGAACTTGGCACCGACCGATCCGTTGCGCTTCGCAACCCACTCATCTCCACGACTGGCACCATCGTCTCAGTTGAGCCGACACTGAGTGCGACCGTTCCTGCGGTAAGCGTCGGTGAACTCCCGCTCTGGCTGTCAATGCTTGGCACGGCAACGCCTGCCGGCACAGCTGCTCCATACATCTGGGACTACGACTGGTCAATGACCGCAAGCAACAACCCGAAGTCGTACACCTTGATCGCCACCGACGGCGTGCAGGCATACGCTGCTAACTACTGCTTGGCTGAATCCATCACCATCGCCGCTGATCGAAGCGGCCTCACCAACCTGAGCGCCTCACTCTTCGCGCAGAACATTGCCAAGAACAGCGCGACGCTGGCAGAGACCACGCCAACTTCATCCTTTATGGCTGGACGACTCTGGACCGCGTATCAGAGCGGCACCGTCTTCCCAGGCACGGCCGCAGGTTCTGCCTACTCGTTTTTGCTAGATTTTAGTTTGGAGTTCAACGCAGGCTTGATGCGTCAGGCATATCTCGCAGGCACAACCGTCTTCAGCACGCACGCTGAGTCGGCTCCGTTCACCGGCACGCTGACGATGACCGTGAGCAGCACGGCATCAGCAGTCAGCGCGTGGTACGACGCCTATCGAGCTGCAACGCCAATCGGCGTGCGCCTCGCCTGGACTGACGGCACTAACACGGCAAACATTATGACGATGATCGTGCCGACCGATGTTCAGCAGATGGCTGGCGCAGAAGACGGCCTGACGACGATGGCAGTGACTGGCACCGTGGTCTACGACCCGACGAGCACGAAGAGCCTCAGGATTATTGTTGGGAGTGACCTCGCAGTCCTGCCATAAGTTTAGAGAGAGTAGGAGGAGCAAATGGCATACCGCACACTGGAAGTCGCGCTAACAGACGCACCATTTGAGGGCTGGACCGCAACGATGCGTGCAGACGGAATCTCTGCACGCATCTTCATTGAACTCTCCAGCGGCTCAGTAGAGCGCCAGATGGAGGCCCTTGCCAAATTGGTAGTCAAGCACAACTTCAAGGACTCAGACGGTGCGCCGGTTGAAGACATCCTTGAGGCACCGATGGATGCGCTGGGCGCATTAATCGGCAAGTGGGGAACTGAAGTCACAGCACTCCCCCCTCGGTAAGACTCGACGCCCAGCGGCTGGCGGCGGGTCGCTCCTTAGTGCCGCACCCGCTGATCGCAGCGCACCTGATCGGTAAAGAGTTCGGCATCCCGCCACATCAAGTTTTAGAATGGGACGCAGGTGACTTCAACCGTACACTGATGCTGATGAACGACCTTCAGCCAAAGGAGCGATAGATGGCCGCACAGTCGCAAGACAGGATCACGCTCAACTACGAACCAAGCCAGGCAATGAACAACCTTGAGTACGGCTTGCTTCAAGGCAACAACCCCGCTGCGTTCAAGAGGTTGCTATCTATCGCATCGCTGAACGCTGTCCGCACGATGGTCGCGCCAATGCGCGCAGAGGCGCCAGTTGGCAAAACAACGAAGACCCCAGGGCGTCTGCGTAAGTCGATCACGGCTCGCAGAGGTCGCTACCAAGTTGCGTCTGGCGTTGTCGGACCGCGTGCCGGGCGTAATCGAGCAGGCGCCAATGGCGGCGCGTGGTACCGATGGTTCGTCACGAGCGGTATTAGTGGAGTGCGGCAAACCAAGAGCGGCCCGAAGGCTGTGAAGGCGGTGCCTGCCAATCCGTTCGTAATGCGTATTGCAAACAACCCAAGTCATCAAGCGCGAGCGATTGAGTCATTCAGCAAAACCATTGAGGCATACTTCAACAACGAAGCCTTCCGCAACACCATCCTGCGATTCAAGCGAGGGAGATAAATGGCAAGCCAAGACAAAGCAGCAACATTCTCAGTTGTCGCAAAGGATGCGGCGTCTTCCGTCCTGCGCGGCGTCGGCAAGGAGATGGGGCGACTTAGCAAGACTGGCGGCGCAGTCTTCAAGACACTTGCAGTTGCCGCAGCCGCTGTTGCCACCGCAATCACCGCTGCCGCAGCTGCAACAGTCAAGTTCACCCAGAAGGCAATCCAGGCTGCCATCGCGGATGACGCGGAGCAGCAGAAGCTGATCGCCACCCTCAAGGCGCGAGGGCAGACAACCGAGCAGGCAACAAAGCGCGTCAATGAACTTATCAAGGCGGGTGCGGAACTTGCGTTCACCGACTCAGAGGTGCGAGCAGGCTACGAGGTTGCGACGCGCTTCGCAAAGAAGTATTCCAACCAGCAGAAGATTCTCACCACTGCTCAGGACCTATCGCGCTCGGCGAACATTGACCTCGCAGCTGCGACAAAGATCGTAGGAAGGGCGTTTGACGGCAACGGTCGTGCCTTGACCCAATACGGAATCACGCTTGAGAAGGGCGTGAAGGGAACGGATGCGCTTGGCAAGATCAACGAGAAGGTTGGCGGCGTTGCAGGAGAGTTCGCCAAGACCTTCTCTGGGCAGTTCGATATTGTCAGGAACTCAATCAACGAGACAGTTGAAGCAATCGGCGGCGCCATCGGCGGCGGCGAAGGCTTGCCGACATTTGTCAGGTTGCTTGAGGGCATCCGTCCAGTCGTTGATGACCTCATCGGGGAGATCAACAAGAACCTTCCGAACATCCAGAAGTTCAGCCGTGAGCTTGTAGAGAAATTCCTTGCCAAGTTGCCAGGCTATGTAGCGACCGCCAAGCGAGAGTTGCCAATCCTCATTCAGAAGGCGAAGGACTTTATTGGTGGCGTTGCTGGATTCGCAAAGGACATCGCCTCATTCCTCGGACCTGACGGCCTTATCACCGCAGGCATCGCTGGCGTGGGCTTCAAGATGGGTGGACTTGCCGGAGGAATCGGCGCTGTGTTCGCTGAGAAGTTTATTCAGATGGGCATTGACCCAATCACGGCAACAATCACTGGAACCATCGGTGGAGCGGTCACCGCAGGCGTGGTGCAGGGCTTTGGCAGCGCAGTTGCACAGGCTGCGGTTAAAGCCTTCCTAGGACTATTTAAGAGCGTGCCAATCACCCCAAGCCTGCCTGGGGGCGCAGTCCCTACTGGCGGTTCAACTATGCTTGGAACGGCACTTGGAGTTGCTGGTGTGGCCGTAAGCATCGTGGCAATCACCACCGCAGCAGCCGCGGCCCTTACCAACGCGATCACTGGGGCTGGGATGACAAACAAAGTCGGCGGCAACAATGTCATTGACATCTTTGGAACCACAGCCGCAACGCTTGCGGATAACAGCAGAAGCCAGGGCGACATTCTTAGGGATATGTTTAGTTTTATTACGACTGGGCAGCGGCCCCTTGCAATCAACAATGACCTTACGGTCAAACTTGATGGCCAGGTTGTAGCAAGGTCAGTTGATAAGTATCTAGTCGCGCCTGGGGCTGTTCCGCGGACGGCTCCTGGCAATACCCCTCGCTAAATGGCGACCGCGCCGTTCAGCCTCTATGTAGACATCCCAAGCGTCGCTAGCGCGTCGCGCACTGCCAGCACCGTCACGATCACCACCTCGGCTGACAACAGCCTTGTCACTGGTCAGTGGGTGCAAGTCGAGGGGATGACTGGCACGGCGGGGACCTCAATGAACGGCGTCTATCAGGTGACCGTCACGAGCAGCACCGTCTTCACCTACACAGCTGCGGGGACGGCTGGCTCAGGCACGGTGACCACGGCAGTTGTGTCGCAGGATCTGTTCAATCCGCTCATCAACTATGCGAGTGCCTCACGACAGGCGGCGCTTTATGTCGATCTTGGCTCAATCGGAATGAGCGCAACTGGCGACGGCTCGTCAAGTTCAATGGGCTTCCAGGTGATGCAGGATGACACTCCAGCCGCAGGGCCGTGGTTTGGGCTGATCCCAGACGAGGCGCGCGTGCGTCTTTACTTTGAGGACACAGGCACTGCACCGGCTGACGCTGACCTTTACTTCATCGGCACCATCTCAAGCATTGACGCGCAGCTCAACGGCTCAGGTCAGGGGACGATTACGACGGTCTCTATCTCCGAGGTGAACGCCGTGCTCGATAAGTTGGTGGTGTTTGGCAAGGCA